TTTACCTTCTGAATTTTCAAAACTTGGTCCAAACTTTTTCTCACATTCAAATATTCCTTCACTGTGGTGTCTGAACATTCTATGTTTACTATGTCCTATCCAAGCTTTAGTTTCATCAAACCAGTTATGAATCTCTATGTAATCAATTGGAAAACCTCCCCACTTTCTAGCAGAGGATTTTGCATGTTGCCAAGGATGTGACATTAGTCTTCTGTTTTTCTAAATAAATTACCTTCATGAAAAAACTCATCATACTCAACTCTTCTAATGTTGTTTTCTACATTATATTCTCCGGAAGGAACTAGTATAGATAATGTACCACTACCACCCTCATTATTCCACCAATCTTCTATGGTATCAAGAATTGTATCTGTAGTAAAGTTTTCTATATTGTTTGCAAGTTCATTACTTAAGTTTCTTAGATTCTTAGAATCCCAAGATAAATTTTGAACTTCAATAAGTGAAACACCCTCTTTATCTGTATACATCATATCTTCTATACAACCACTATCTCCTCCACCTTCATAACTTATTCTAATACCAGTAACCCCCAGATCCGCTAACTGGATCAAGGTTTGCATTAATTCTTGTTCTGTCATAATTATTTGAATTTGTAAAACCTACCTAAAATATTACCATTTAGGAATTCTTGTTTTTCAAGTACTTCATAGATAAACTGATGTTTAGTCTCCTGATAAGTAAGCTCCATCTGAGAATAACATATCCTAAGAATTTCTCTTTTGATAATTACTCCTGATTTGTGAGCATCTTTAAGAATCTTATTACTACTGTAATAATTCATAAAGTCAGGTTTCAGTTCTCTTTTGTACTTTTTTAGTCTTTTATCTGTAGACATAGCCAGAGCTTTTTTGCCAAGAGGTCTTTTGACATTAGCAAAGAAGTTTTTCTTACCCACATATAAAACTGATTTTCCATCTATAATAGCAGACATTATGTAAATAAATCCTACTGCTCCATCTGGAATTTGTTTGTCATCAAACTCTTTACCTTGATATATCCAACTCATAATAATGTTTGTTTTAATAATGGCAAGAGATTATCTCTTACTTTATCTATACCATGTACTTTAATAGCATCTGATAAATCTTTCTCAAGTTCTAATACAACATAATCAAAACCATATCTTAACTTGTATTTCTCTGCAGCTCTTATACCAGCCTCATCATTATCAAATAATACACATACTCCTTGATACTTAGAACTAATACTATTCATTATATTCTCAGGTATCATAGTATTCTCACTGTCTGGTGCAATTGCTTCTGAATTACTAATCTTTAGTTTATGATATGCCATCAGATCTTTAAGAGAAGATGTAATTATCAAATAAGGTTTATCAAATACTAATTGTTCTGTACCTTGTATATAATCTCTTACCTTAATAAATTTACTTTCTTTAACCTTTGGCTGATAGATCTTATAGAGTGTTCCGTCTTCTCTAAAATAACCATAGATATAATTACCCTTGATAGTCATGCTTGATACAGAATCATTTTCATCTGTCTTCTGCATAATATAATATTCTAATGGAACAACATTATATCTAGATAACAATCTAGAACCAATGTGAAATCCCATCCAATATTTCTGGTCAAGAGTATTCCAGTGCCGCATTTCATAATCAGTAACCTTAAATTTACTGTGTTGTTTATAAGACTTTATAGGATTATAACCATTGTTTAGAACATATTGATTATAATCTTCTACTATCTTATAACTTGCGGAACCTCTAGTAGGTAAATTAAATAAAGTTTGGACAAGACTAATTGCATCACCACCATTACCTGAAGAAAAATCTTTGTACTTATAGATACCATTCCTATCAAGATAAATACACATAGAAGGAGTTTTCTCCCGTGTGTTAAATATTGATTTCATTTTAATATCCTGACCTGTAAGCTTCTCTGTAAGATTAAGATAGTGTTCAAATACCCACTCTCTAGGTACATCAGTTAAATCACATATTAAGTTTTTTGTAGAAATCATAGCAACCCAATTTAAATGTATAAGGGGAGCTAGACTAACTCCCCTGTATACAAGAGCTGTTAATCTAAACTGAAATCAGAAGAACCCCTAGATGGTGCTGAGAATTCATCATCATCACCAAAGTTTTCTACTGGCTTTACTTCAAGTTTCTTAAGGTGTTTGTTCTCATCATACTGAAGTATCTTATCAGAACCCTGCTCACTATATGCATATTTACCACCTTCTGATTTTGGTAACCACATGTCATATGCAGTATAACCAGATTTATTTTCATATTCCTTACCGGCAATACAAAATTCTAGATACTTATCTTTGAGTGGAGCATTATCACTAAAGTTTCTTACAAATTCTTCAATAGTATTAAACTTATTATCCTGCTCCTCAAACCATTTCATTATACCTGTTGCCTTAGATAAGTTAGCCAAGAACATCATTAGAGATCTATCTCTCTGAATTTTAATTCCAGACTTAGTTACACCATCAGCAAATGCATATTGACTAGCTTTCACTCTACCAATCTGTCCTGCATATCTGCCCTTGCTTTCATCATCTTTATCAATATAAAAGCCCTCAAACCCCTCAATTGGTTCTGTCTCAACATTAAGTACTAAATGCTTGGCACCATCAATAAATTGAAAGTTTTCCAATACAATACTGTTAATTTTTAGTGTGTGGTTTCCTGGTGCAATTGTTTTTGCCATTCCACCACCTGTGTTTTCACTTACTAGATCTTTTGTGCTTAATCCCATTTTGTTATTATTTATTATTTATATACTTTATCCCAGTGAGTTATTATCTCACCATTTTTCATTTCAGAAACTACTATCTCTTCATTTCTTAAGTGCTCAGGTCTTGCACCACAAGTAACTTCTTCATTAGTTTTAAAGCTAATAATTGTTTCATTACCCTTTCTGTACATATAACCTATTGCATCTGCATTAGCACAGATTAGAGATTTTATTTTACCCGTCAAATCTATATTTGCAGATAATACCATCTCACCTTTATCATCTACCTGCTTGTCTTTAATGTGACCAGACAGAATAATATGGGGTGCTAATGTATCAATAAAATCTAAAACTTGAAAGAATGCTTGCCGAATATATAGATAGCCAGCACCATTTGGCAAGGTTAGAATACTGTCTCCAGAATAATTCTTACCCATTGGTGTCTTTTGGTAAAGGCTAATTGCAAGTGGCATAACCATATCCTCCAAAGCAGTTACAGTGTCAATTGTAATATACTTATAAGGATAGTTAGCTTCTTTAATTGCTTTACCAACTTCTTTCAATTCTTGCAGATTATTTGCTTTGACTTTTAATGCTTCTACATAGTCTGCACCATTTTCTAAGTCAATAATCAAATTATCATCAAGACCTGCAAATGCAGTTGTCTTACCAGTTTTAGGCTTAGAATAGACAATCAATCTTTTGGGATTAACTCTATCAGCTTTTACTTTCTTTGTTGGAAGTACTATACTCATATCATTTATCTTTTAATGCTTCTGCAAGTTTCTGAAATCCACTTGCAATTTCTAATAAAATAGAACTTACTTCATTACTTTCCTGCTTTATTTTAGGAAGAAATTCCTCCTCAAAATTTGGAAAAACACTGAGTTTAGTTTGTTTCTTTGGTTCTTCAAGTCTATGCTTTTCATACTGATTGTATGGCATCTCACTTCCATCTTTAGTAACATAAACTAACTCAGAAGCAGGTATTACATATGTAGTATATTCCTCACCTCTTGAGCTTGTACCTGTTTTAGTCTCATACTCTTCACTGAAATAAGGATTATATCTATACTTAAATAGTGGTCTTTCTTCATACATTGGTACCATGTCTATCTCTACTCCATTTGGATCTCTAAGAAAGTCCACTAACTCAACATAAATATCAGAACCTCTACTAAGCTCATTCTCAAACAGCTGTATGTTTCTACCAACCTTACCCTTGCTAAAGAATGCAGTTTTAACAGTAAACTGATAAGCTGTTTTCAGATTTTGTAAGTAATCAAGGTGATGTTCCATCATCTCTTTTTCTTTTTCTTTTCTTGTATACATATTTTTAATTTAAATTATGATGCTGTTGGTGGCGGGTCTACTTCTACTATCCTCATGATAACTCTATCAAGTTTAAAGAATGTCATACCCATAAAACCATTTCTGGATTTAAGTATGTGAAATACTAATAGATCTGGATTATTTATAATATATCTTTCCGGACCATAAAACTTAATCTTTCTATTATAAGGGCGGTTTATTCCCAGAACAACATCAGCGTGTTGTAATAAAGCATCAGAACCATATAAATCAGAATCTAGAATATAGTTTCCATAAGTACCATC